TTATTATAAATATCTGTTATCTAAAAAATTAACTTTTCTGAATAACAATTCTTTTTTTCTTAGTATTCTTAGGGTCTGAAGTATCATAAACTAAAAATCTTACGTTTGGATATGAATTCTTTAATTCTTTACCAATAAACTCTTTTGCTAACTCAACATTCTTTAAGTCATCATCACTAAATCCAATACTTAATCCATTATATTCAGGATTACCTTCTAATTCTTTAGCTGCATTAACAACTCTAGAAGTAAAATCTCTAAGAGCAATTGTTTTAGCAATTTCAGGATTCTCAGCTCCACCTTCAGAACCAAACTTTTTCATAAATTCATCTGAAGATACAGGATGATAATCTTGTAGTGATAAATACTCATTTACTGATAAACCTCTTAATCTATCCATCATCATTAGCTTCTCTTCATCTGTAAAAGTCATATCGATTAAAACTTCAGTACCATCTTTAAGTGCCTTTGGAGATTGTCCTCTTGCTGTGATAATAGAAAAGTCGTTACCATACTTTAATGCTTCCTTAAACTTACTGAAACTAGGTCCATATGAACCATCTTCAATAGCTTTCTTAGTATCACTAATAAACGCGTCATAATCTCTAAAATCAGCAAAAGCTTCTGAAGGATTATCATTTAATAGTCTATACTCAGTTCCAACCAAATGTCTCATTTCTGCAAACTCAGATGTTGATACGTCTACAGGAACATACTCATCGCCAACTTTCTTCTCTAAGTGAATTTGTGTTGGCATATTAAGAATGTTATCATCCCAATCAAAAGAATATGCTCTTTTTTGGAACTCTACCAATCTGTTATACTGTGTTTCTGTTAATTGTACTTTCATAGGGTTATATTAAATGGGGAGATTTCTCTCCCCATAATAATTTATTATTAGATATTATCAAAGTTAGCACCTGTGTTAGTAATATTAAACTCAACACTGATGTATTCTAACGATCTTGTTGGTTTAATAAAGATTCTACCATTTAACTCATTTCTATCGATAGATTCTGGATCACTGTCTACCTGTACTCTAAAGTCAGTTAAACCTCTTTCCTTTCTAATGTTATCTAAAATTGGATTCACTAATGATAAGAATTGGTTTCTTACAATTGAATCGTTTTGTTCAAATAACAATCTGATAGAAACTGCTGAAATAAGTTTTCTTGCTTGTAACAATAATCTTCTAACGTTGATTCTGTTAAGTGCAGTTTCTTTACTTTGTAAAGTTTTATTACCCCATATAACTACACCTACATTTGAGAATGTTGCCATTGGGTTAATCATACCTTCGTATAATGTATCTCTTTGATCTAAAGTTAATTTAGTTCTTGCTTTGATTGCGTTTGTTGTTCCTCTATTTACACCCGCTGTAGCGAACCAAGGGAAAGCAATGTTATCAGTCAATGCAATATTTCTAACAACCTCAATAGTTGGTGGTAACCACACATATTGATTGTTCTCAGTATCTTGCATCTGCAACCATGGGAAGTAAGTAGCTGAATAATTAGAATCAATTCCTGAATCTGAAATTATGTCAACAGCTTCATCTGGAGTAATTGCAACTACACCACTACTATCAGTATCTGGAGTTGTAATAACGTATAGTGAATCCGCTCTTTCGTCTTCTACCATATCAATTGCTTCTTCTAATAAAGAAATATTATCTCTACTATCAATACCAGGTGTTGCAAATATATTAATATTTACTGCTTCTGGGTTATCAAAAGTTCTAATACCTTCGAAATATGCGTACCAGTCAGTATCTAAACCATCTACACCTGTAGAAGTAACTTTTGTTTCAAATATACCAGAAGTTAATCCTAATGTAGCTTTAGTACCATTAATTTTATAAGCATCTCCATTAGTTCTTTTTGTTCTATAGATATCCCATCCATCATAACCACCAAATGGTGCGAATGTGAATTTTCTAGAATCTAATTTCTCATAGTCAGTTCCAATTAATGCTGCATCATTTCTAAACTCAGCAGAACCTACTTGGAATGTGTTAGATACACCAGCAATAGTTGTTGTAGTAACACCTGAATCCATATGGAAACCATCAGTCTTACCACTCCAAGCATCAGCCCCTTTATAATTAAAGAAGTCTTGATCGATACCGATACTACTATTAAGTCCTAAGTAAGATTTCTTTTTCTTCTCAGTAGAAGTGTATGAAGTCTTATATTCTATTTTTGGTGCAACACCATTAACATTGTCACCGAAGTAATCTCTAACAGTAACACCTTCGAAACCTGATGGAAATGCATCCGTAGGATACTTATCAGCCATCTCAACCATTACATAGTTACTTTTTAATACATATTCACCATCAGAAGTACCAATTTTTCTACCGATAAATCCATTATCTGTTGGGTCCATAGAAAGTTTAGAATATTTTTCAACAACTAAAGGACTAACATCTGTATCAGAAAACTTTCTAACAATTAAGTCAAACGTCTTTTCATCAGGTTTGATGTTAATTACAGATATTTTAATATCTTTATTAGCTGCGTCTCCATCAGAGATACTAATCATTCTAAATAATCTTTCTAACTTACCACCTCTTAATTCAGATAGAACATATGGTGATGATGCTGATTGATATTTTTCGTCATTGTCGTTTAGTTTTGTTGCCATCTGAACTAGCGTAGTATTAATACCTCTTACTTTTCCAGCTGTATTTAAGTCATCTAAACTGTTTTTATATATTTCTTCTACAAATAACTCAGTATCTTTATCATCTGCTGATACACCTAATACTTTAGTTATGTAATTTTTCTTTGTATCATCTAAAGAAACAGTATATGTGAAAGTTTCACTATCTTTGTTTGTACCACTAATACTAAATGTAGTTAATGGGTCATTATCTACTGTAGTACTTACAATATCAACTGAAGTTGATGCTGAAACATCAAATTCCATTTCTTCTTGTGAGTTTACTGAACCTCTACTTCTTAAAGTTGCAACAACTCTATCTTCAATGTCAGTATATGATGATGCAGTATATGTAACAACAGTTCCTGAAGTCACACCAGTAATAATTGAACTATCACTTGCAGCAACACCTCTTTCAGTTACTACCATATCAAATGTTGCACCACTGAAACTAGTTCCAG